AAGTTAAAGGATCATCTGCAGTATTCTTTCTTAAGACTATTTTCTTATCTGCTGCAGGTATATTATCTGCATAATCCGCCCCATTAGATGCTACTTCTTCAACTGCCATGATGTATCCTTGTTGTTTGGAATAATTGTGCTGAACCTAATTTAGTAAGTTCCCCTAAATGCATTGTTCCTTCTATGAATGTACCTTTGTATAATCTTTGATCTTGCCTACCTATACTGAGGTTTGTGAAGGAAGGGTTGACTTGAGTACGAGTACGAGACCCCTGCCCCGTGCTTGTCCTCACAGTCATAACGTAATTTCCATTCTGAGTGGGATCATAACCAGAAAAACACTGAGTCGCCTTATCATCTTGGTTATGGATTGTACCTAAATTACTATTAAATGAGAACCTTGTTGCTAGATCGCTAGGCTCGAATGTAATTATATCTGATGACCCCCAGATGCCTATAAGTGGCCTTGGTACATCTGAGCCATCTCCGATTGCGGTAATCGTAAAATTCTGACCTATAAAAGATGCTAAATTTGGTACATCAAAATATTCTTTTTGATCAAATAATGCCTCATATATTGATCCATCGTGAGTTAACTTAGGTTGCTTAGACTGATCAACCTGTACAGCATCCTGTACGGGTACTCCATGTTTTACTTTTTGGTCGTATATCTTAACAATAAAAACATCCTCCCCCAAGTTAGGAGTGTTACTAGGATAATCGTACTCCCCTCCGCTAGTCTGCCTATAACGAAAGTACTCACCATCATATAGGTATCTTAATTTTCTATTAAGAGAGTAAGCAAATAATGCAGGTACTGCATCAGCAGGCAATCTCTCTGTTGAGACATCCGACTGAATACCAGAGTGGGCAACGATCATACCAAGTCTCCAATGCCATACCATGCACTCCCGTCCCAATAAATAGTAGCAGCTGAAAATTGTTCACCCAGTACCGTACCTCTTGCGTTTACTAGATTGACAAATGTCACAGTCTTGCCCGCTACGCAGTTGTTGACCGTAAACATTGTGCCAATATTTGAAGTTTGGGGAAGAGTAATTGCGACACTTGCTCCCGCGGGTTTACATTGATAAATGTATCCTGTGTTTGCATTATCAAATGTTATATCTGCTGTGACTTGCAGGATTGGGGCTTTAGTATTAGAGAAGCCCCTCATTGTGTCGCACTCAATGTCGCCTACTACGGTCAAGTCGGCACCCACATCAAGGTCACCGGGTATTGACATGTTTGTACCACCAATATTTGTAGCACCAACTTGGAGTCCGCCATCAATTACTACATCTTCATAAAATTTAGCATTATCTACATACAGATCGTAACCTTGTATAGCTGAAGGTATCCTTAAAGTATTATATTCAGATATGCTTAAATCAACATAAGGTCGGAGGCGGGTTCCATTTAGTAATGTCTCCCAATACTCATAAGTTGGATACACTAAAATGTCCGTCACCCATGGATTAAATCCATCGGTTGGATCACCGCCATCAATATTATTAAGATTGTGATCCGCACCTAGTACATGAAGGGCATACGAGGTGGGATCTGGGGCATCAGATGCCTTACCCTCAACAAAACTTATAAATTGGTTTTGCTGTCCTACTTCTACTGCTGATACATTTGCGGAGATCATACTGCGTAAAAACCGCTTAGTGTTACATTAACATTCGTGTCCGAATAATTTAGTGCATCACTACCTAAATTTATAACCTCATACTCAGAAATATTATTTACACACGGATAAACCATAGATGCATTAAATGGCATTTGCTCGTGGGAATAGTTTACCTTTTGCTGGTAAACTAATGAATCAACTATAAGGTACATATTTGACTCAACTGAAATAACGGAATCCTTCATATCATTAGTGCCAAATACTCCAGCTGCGGAAGCAACTACCTTAGTTCTCTGATCTTCCTTTTCTAAGAATACATCATACTCAGAAACTGATGGTCTTAGTCTGAATATAATTTTGTAAGTAGTGTTTCTCTCAGTATTCGAATCAGTCGCCTCAAACTTTGCGGCCGGATCCCCTGCCCCTATCCTGGAAGGAGAATCCCATATTGCGATGACAGATGTATATGAATCCAAGTCGGGAGTTTTTATTTTCACCTCTACCTCGGAATCATCAAGCATCAATTCTGTAGTTAATGGGCAATATGCCTGAGTGGTAAATCCGCCACTATAGAACCCTTCAATGTCGGCATGTTCGTTTTTAACAGAGCCCGTCCAATTTGGATTTGTCGGATCCTCAAAATTCTCAACGAGATGAGTTTCGTGCCTTCTTCGCACACCTATGATCTTGCCCGTATAGTTATTTATCCGAAAGCTTGTTGCCTTAGCAAATGGTATGATTCCATAAACCTTGTCAGATGCATTATTATTATCAGTCCACGCTGGTGTAGTCACAGCAAATGTACCAAAGCCAGTAGGCCTACTTGTAATAATAAGCCTATTGCGATCCACCCCGACATCATCCGAACTTATGAGCGGGCTATTAATATCTAAATTACTCATTTATCTTTGCCCTTTCCTTTGCACTTTAAGTATATGCTATATCCCGCATGCACTGCAGTTAATATAGCACAAATACTAGCAGCTATTAAATGTACGCTATCTAGAGTTATAGCACCAATGGTTCCTAAGACGCTTACTGCGACCTCCCGATCCATTACGATTTTCCTTCCAAGGGATCTTCGACTTTCGCCTTACCAACAGATACTAAGGATTTAGCAGGCTTCCCCTTCTTAGACGGGGCCACCGTATCCTCCTTTTCTGCATACACTGCATGCGGATTTTTTGAGGGATCCTGTACCACCGTTCCGATTAGTTTCGACGAAACTAGTGGCTTGTTTAGCTTTTTTTTTAGCCCCTCATATTGATCCACAGTTAGCTCGGAGATATGATGTTCAGGAGCCAGCTTCATAAGAAGCTTGGCATCCTTTTCATCATACGCCCCAAATCCCCGTTTGCGAGCGCCTACTAATACTGTGTCGAAAGTTGCACCGTAATCCCTATTTGGATCTTGGAAAAGTAAATACTTCATATTCGTACTTACTCATCCAATTAAGAAATATCCAAAGCTAAATCAAAGTTCTCAACAAGAAGGTGACGAGCAGGAACATCCATCATTGTAGTCCAAGTCGTGGAACGCAAGCTGTACTCAGTTTCCTTATGAGCCATACGACATTTGTATTCGCGTTGGACATCAGGGTGAGGCTGCTTACGAGTAACACTATTGGTTCCAGCAATTCCGATCTTAATGTCGGACCAATCAATGAACCATAAGGAACGAGCAGCTTTTTGAGCTTTCGCTTGATTAGTCGCACTACCATGAACCTCAGTTGAGGAACGAGTTCCATCTGATTTGTAGAGCCTACCTCCGTCAGCAGCACCGCCTGGGAAGAACTTTCCGCTCACATTCAACAGATCGTCGAAATAAGGATCATGGAAAATAGCTAACTGACATCCAACCTCTGGGAGATCGTAGATGGAATAGTTGAACAAGATGATCCCGTCATGCTTGATCTGCTGGTTCAGCTGCATGTTGCGCTGAATGTTGGAGATACCATACTTGGCCTCGTAGTAGGCTACCATCTTCTCATAGAAAAGATTGTAAGTAAAACGATCGGTCATGCAGTCAATAACGCTAACATTAGTACCATCCTGCTCGCGATTGCGTTTCAAGTAATACAAGTCGGCCATCAAGGAACTAAGTGAAAGAGTAGCTCCGGCATTATCCTTTACGCGATTTGACTCACGAAGAAGAGATTTAATTCCAAGAGCATTTGCTTTATACTCCAATGTGCAAGCATTGTCCTCGGGATCAGTTACTGCAGGCAACTGCATGTAAGTCTCAGGAGTTTGCTTATCGGAAAGAGCTTGGTTGTACCAAACACCTCTGTTCCACTGATCTGCAGATGCTTTAGCGGCAATCTTGTTTTGCTCAGCTAAGGGCTGGTAGACCATAGATTTAAGGTAAGGATTAACTTTACCAGACATGATCTTAGCAAGAGTTTCTTTGTAACTCTCATCAATCTGACGAGATTCACGAGTGGTTTGCAACCAGTTGACGATCAACTTAACACTAAGATCGGTTGGTTGGTTACGGCACCATTCTTCAAAGTCATTAACATTGTTAGCAATGGTCTGAAGAACGCCAGTAGCAAGAAGGTAGTCACCACTACCAACGTAGGCCGTCCATTGAGCTGCAGTGTACCCAGACGATTCCTGTCCGCCAGAAATTGTACCCTGTCTAATATCAGGACCAACTGGGCGAACTGTAACATCTGCCATGGAGATTGCATTAGTAACTGCAGTAGAGCCCAAGATTTTAAACTGAACTTCAACTGCATTGTTACTTGAATCCCATCCGTTCATGATGAGGAAACCACCAGGAAGGAAGTATCTTTCTATTCCGGTTATGGAACCAGACGCCCAGTCAGATGCACCAAGGTCAACGCGAAGTACGCGGTCGCCATCATCCGCATCAACAACTTTATAAGCTGCATCAGCTGCGCTTGTGGCCACTGCTTTAGAGTTAGAACTAACAGTGAAGTAATTCGCATTCATCACGGAACGCTGACGGCGTTGGATGTATGGAAGAATCATGGATTGCTCAGCAACATTTACCTTATTAATAAGAGGTTTAATGTTAGTGATGCTACTATTAAGAAGTGTGGTGAGGCCGCGCTCTTGAACTCCAAGCATTTGAGCTTCAGCGGAGTTTGCTATCACGCGAGCTAAATCAATCTCTTTATTACCAAGTGCTTCAAACTCATTAGGTGTTAAACCTTTAATTGACGCATTTGTAAGCGTGCATCCTGTGGAATCATCTACTTTAATGATACGGGCTACGCCAGGATTGCGGGTCAAAGGTTGACCTGCTAGAGTTGTATTTGCTGCTGCTACTGCTGGATCTGGAAGAGATGAGTTTGTTGCCATGATATTATTATTTGAATGTTAACTATAAAATTAGTGTTACATTCCAATAATAACATATGGACACCCCTGTAACGGGTTTTTGACGAAACTTTAGCTAATTTCGGGAATAATGCGTCCTAACCATTTAGAACACACATTCCTAAAATCGGTTTTTACATTCCTAAAATGTTAAGCATCGCGTTGCCCTTAGGAGTGCTTTTTTGAGCAGGTACACCGCCCGGCCTAGGAGCAGATGTCGCTCTAGGAGGTGCTTGGTTAGCAACAGGTTGCGACACCTGTTGTTGTGTCTGGGCAGCTCTGCCCTGTCTAACATATCCCGCTTGCTCAAGCCCTTTGCGATGGTTTTCAAGGTCAGCATTTACACGCTGGTGGGCTCTAGCTGCTAATAAGCCAAGAAGATCGTCATCACTCCAAGTGTAATATTCTGAACGATTTTCCGCAGGTAATTGATGATAACGCTCTCTACGCATAAAAACTTTTCCGTCTTTTTGAGTTTGGCCACCATTTATAAATGTTTCCTGCTCCTCATTCACCCAGTCTAATAGCTTTTTGTGAACTTGATTGGAAGGATCATACTGCTCGGTCCCGTTTGTAATATCAATAAAAGTATCACTTACGCTCTGCAACTGTGTGGCAACTTGATCCATTATCTGAAATTCAAACGGGTTTTCTTGAGCAATCTTCTTAAGGCCTTCCTCGGATTTGAGATCCTCATGGTACTCCTCAGGCATAATACTAGGTACAACTTGACGAACCTTCATCTTGGTTTGTTGCACCTGAGGTGCCTTCTTCATCTTCTCTAGCTCATGCTGTAACCTTTGATTCTCTGCACCGGTTCTTTCATATGCGCGCTTTTCCGCCTCAGCGATTACCATCTCGCGTTCAACTTTCTTTGCATCAGCCTGAGTAAACTTAGGTCTATTCCTGGCAATGAAAGTTTTATACTCCTCGTCATTGCGTAGGTCTACGTGTGGATCATCCTTAAGTCTTTTATCTATATAGCTCTTAGACTTTTCAAAATACTCTTTGCACTCACTAGAAGCACCCTTGTATTCATCCATATTCTTGTCCGCAAATCGTGCAAGTTCATAGATTTCACGCTCCTCTGGCAGGAGTGTTTTCATGTACTCTTCGTCCGGATCTTCTTGTGGTTGATTGAACGCAGGGTCAACAGCGGGGGCTACTTGAGGAACATCGGGATCAATTACTTTTTTGATCTTCTTTTTTTTCGGTTGAGCTTTCTCTGGTTGCTCATCCTGACTAACTACTTCTTGTACTTCTTCAGCCACCTCCTCCGGTTCAACTTCAGGAGCCTCATTTAAATCATCTAACGCCTCATTTAATGTGGATGGTTTTGATTCCGGCTCTGGTTCTATTTCTGGTGTTTGCTCAACTTCAGGTTCTTCAGCTGCCTCATATAATGCCTTAAATAAGGGACTGGCCTGCGGCGATTGCTCCGCAACTTCCTGTGTTGGTTGTTCAGTTTCAGTTTGTTCAGTTTGTTCTTCGCTCATAATTGTACTTGTTGATCAGGCGCGACCTGTGCTTTTTGTTGTGGCTGAGATTGTGGTTGGCCTGGAGTACCAGGAGCAACCTCACCTTGTGCTAAATCTTGTGGGGGTGGAGCTGACTGCTTACCCATTTGGGCGAGTTGTTGTAATGTTTGTACAACGACAGGCCATTGTTTCTTCAATTGCTCGAGGAATTGCTCATTCTCTATACTGCCCATTTCCTGCTCTTGGTCTGCTTGGTCAACCTCTAACCTAAGGTCGTGTGCTCCACTCATTCGGAATACTTCATTAAACATCTCAAACATACGCTCTTTTCCAAGAGCCTGCGCCATTCCGTCTAATTGTAACACTCCCTGCAGTAGTTGCCCAAGTACTTGTGCGGACTGAGTATCCCGAGCACGCTCGGCTCCATCCCTGCTTGTAAATAAATACTCGTGAATTAAATTCTCTGGATTACCAATGACATTTCTTTTAGTAGCTTCAATTCCAACATCCACCTCTGTTTGAAATCCTGCCTGCTCTATTGTGTCATTAGAATATCTTCCCTTGATTGGTACAACAAAATCATCTGATGAGCAGGAAACTAAGTGCTCGTAAAGAACCTTTTTCATTGCGGATCGCATACCATCTATTCCCTCGGAAACAAACGAATATATACTATTAGTAGTATTTGCTATTTCTGCTACCTCCGTTGCGGATATCTCCCGAGGAGCGGGCTGTCCCAACTCTTGCGGAGAAAGGATCAGCAGACGCTCAACGAGATTCAACAACTGGAGGATGGCCTGGATGCTTTGATTGATTCCGGCCGACATTTCTTTTTGTGCATCAACAATAGTAATAAAATCCTTATTATTGATACCTAAATCCGCGGCCTTTTGCCCCGAATAAAAAAGTGCTTTAGGTTGAGAATAAAAACTATCCTCGGCAAGTGCGTCCTTAATGTAGTCTTTTACGTCATCATCTAGGGCGTCTTGGTCTATACAAAATATCTTCATCATGCTGACCTTCATGTCATGCAGCATCTTTGTTATGATATTTGTTATCTGGTCTTGATATGGCATGATCTCATGTGCAACAGAAATATTTGCCAGTCGGTCATCATTCTCGTTAATTCCACCATAAATTGCAGGGAGAGACGGAAGATACTCAGCGTGGACCACGGTTTGATCTGCAGCGACAGTCATCTTTAACCAAACATCATGCGGGTAATCACCTAGCCCATCCCTCTTGGGGTTTACCTTCATACACATTTGCGTAAGGAACATACCCTTGTCATCGTCTTCAGCTGCATAAACTCCTATGTGCTGAGTCCTCTCGTTTTGAAATGCAAAGTTATCGCTCACCCTGGGGAACGCCATACTGTCACTGAAATAGTAATTAAAGAACTCGCTGTAAGAATCATAGACGGAAGACAGAGAGTTAGTGTAACTTATTTCATCCTCATTCCATGTATTAGGGTCATTTTTTATGTCTCCATAGCGGACAATATCCCAGTAACCTATCCACTGAGGACCCATATTGATATTAATATCGTGCAGTGGCCGAGACTGATCCCACATCAACCTAGTTGGATGTGGAGTAACAAACTTAACCCCAGCTTTTTCTGCGTAAGACTCGAGGCCTCCATCTCCAGACATGCTGTTAGATTTTCTCCACTGCACTTCTTCTGTCCATGCCGACTCCGGAAATGCAACCGAGTGGCCGTACATAAATAACTGCCTAATGATCTGCTCGAATTGATGGCGATAAGCAAACTGATCAACCATCATCTCAACCCTTTGCCCTAAAACATCTGCGCGTAACTTATCAGCTATCGCAGTGCTTCTTGGCTCATATTTAAAATATGGATATAAATTAGAGAATCTATGAACCTGGGCAGCAACCCTTCGGGTAACATATGATCTTATTAGATTAACGGACACTTCATAAAGTCTCTGGGCGTTAATCTTTTTAAGTTCGCCTTCATCATTGTAGTCGCAGAACTTATCAGCTACATCAAGACTGTCTAAGTGTTCTCCGCATTGCTCAATTGATATCTTTCCTTGTGCGTACTGTAATAACGGGATAGTTGCTTTATTTATAGGCAAAGAATCCCAAGCTAGGTCAACCGACATGTATAACTTTGAGTGTTTTGCACTAAATCGTATCGCCTCATGAATCCTTGATTCTAAAAGATCCTCAAATCTTTCTCTCGTCTCGAGATCCTTGCCCTTGGTTGCTGTAAATATTTCCCTCAGTCGTGCTTGTGTGCAACCATGGTCTTTTAAAATCTCAAGATTAATCATTGTCAGTAAATTTAAAAATGTTTGGTATTGTATCGGGTGCGTATTCGCTCATGTACCTATGCTCCAATATAGTAAGAAGAAGACAAACGGGGCCTGATAACGGCTTCATGCTTTGGCACTGCATTCTGAACAGCGAACCCTTTAGGTGAAGAAGGCTTGCTAATTCTTCGTGTGTCATTCTTAAAAAAGAACAAAGGCGATTTACTCTTTGCGCGTCCCATAATTTACGGAGTCCCAATTTGGCGTAATGAGCATCAATTATTAATGATGCTGATGTAGCTTCAGGATTCTTCGTCCCCTTCAGCTTCGGGCTCTGAATCTTCTTCTTCGTCGTCGTCGTCATTTCCTATTCCAGTGATTGACACAATTGAGTCCAATGGAAGAGATGCCCTTCGTTCGGATAATTCTGATATGGTGCATTCTGATACAACTTTTACTTTGTCACCAGGCTCCATTCCTTCAAAATCGTCCAATACATCCGGGTTAGCTTTTAAGTCTATTGTAAGTATTGATTCCATAAATGTAACTTATGTTTTATTGTTACTAAAATCAAGCACCGATCTCCATTATATGTGAACTAGTGCGTCCTGTGGTTAAAGTTGGCGTGGAATTGTAAAAAATTATAGGATAAGTCATCGCATCAAAGGCGTGAACATAAACACTCCTCTTGGGTTTGAACGCAACATTAGGGTCGTAATGCTTCCCAGGCTTCTCAGATATTAAGTTTTGGAACATTTTTATTACTTTAGTGCATTGGGCGGATATTACTATCCCTTCGCTCTGTAGTGTTGCAATGGTCAACCTAACCCTAGTCTCAACTGATCCAGAAAACTTTGGAGCAGCTTTCATTCGTATGGGATCAAGCTCAAAGGATTCCGCCTTGTCTTGTGATATTTTTTCAATATCCCTGTAATCATACGATCCACTCCTTGCTCGAAATTGATTAAATGCTGAATTATCCGAGATATGCATAAATCTAAACTTATGCTCCATCTTACGATTCCAATATGCCATCTTCCTCATAACAAGGGGAATCAATGTGGTGTATGGCAATTTCTTATCTATTGTTACAAGCTCATCAAATACAGTCCAAAGCATTTTATCTTCACCTGGTAAGCATTGCATAAAGATTATGGCATTATTGACAGAACCCGGATCCCATCCGCATATTATCGGATAATCTACATTCGGAAGTATGCCCTCTTTAGAGTCACCAAGTATGTGAAGTGTTTTATTAAAGTATGGGCCAAATATTGCATCTCCTGCCGGACGATCAATCCATTCTCCACGAACCATCCTTGCTTCTTCAATCGGATCCGTTTTAACGGCCTCCATGATACGATCATAATATCCAGGGGGCAGATTATGTTCATTCTCCTTAATTGGAACATGATACTTTGAGTAGTCATCATTCCATACTTTTTCTCCGTCAACTTCTCGCCATGGTTCTTGAAAGAATCTTTTATACACCCAGTGACTGGGGCCATCTGGATTGCAGGCTGCGAGATATTGTTGTGGGCCGTGAATACCTTGTCGTCTACCTAACTGCTGAACTACTGCATTGAAGTAATCTTCGGTGTCCAAGTTGGTCAACTCGTCTACAAATATAATACTTGGCTCGAAACCCTTGATCCGATCCTTGATAAATGCACCATAGGGGATTGAGATAAGGACTACCCTAGACCATCCTCCGAATCTATTCTCTACATCCATGTATAGATTTTTTTGCGTATCTTGCCTCTCGGAGGTGTGGTTCAACCCAATGCCCTCCACCCAGTCAGGCAATATCTCGACTTGCAGTTTATGCCATACTCCACCGAGCGTAGCTTGCGATCTAACTCCGACAATAATTATAGCAAGTGCATTGAAGTTCTCATATAAGTGTCGAACTATTTTGTGACCACCAAGGCAAAATGTTTTGCCAGAACCACGCTCGCCATAAGCTAATATATAATTAGCAGGGTCATCAAATATCTTTTGCTGGGTGGGCGATAAACTAGGAGTCCAGGCACCTTTCTCCTCCTCTTCTGAGTTAACCGCCTTTGCGAATCTCTCAACAAGTTGCTTATGATTCAGCTTCTTCGACATCCTTAAGTTCTTTTAGTGGTCTAAATCCTGGCTTACTCTTAGTCTCACCTTTTTCTTTCTCGTTGTGAAGCTTTAGCTGGAAATCAAGTCCCTTGAGTAGTCTGTCGTAAAATTTACCTTGTTGCTCAGTTGCAAGTAAGAATAACCTAGTTTTAAGAACCCTCTCCTCTGGGTCCATTGTCTGATCCTCTAGGTCTTCCTTGAGGGATTCAGTAACTTCAAACAAACTCATGTTTTGCCTGATATTAACTTTTTGTGTTACCCTAAGAGCCTCCGCCATAAGCATACCGACAGAATCATCAAAGTTATCAAATACCTTTAATTTTTCATAATTTGGCTTACTCAGCATTGATTCAAGGTCAGACTCAAAAGCCGCTCTGCCATTATCTTCCAGTGCTTTTATAAATCTCTTATTCTTCTCCTCTGCGGGCTCTCGGTTCATAACCTGAATTTTATCCGGAATATCATCACGCGTTCCGTTCTTAATCCAGATGGGGCGTAATTTAGGGTCGGTACTTACTCTCTTTCTAATAGAGTCCTCCCTTACCCCGAAATGTTTAGCAACCTCCTTATAGTTGCCATTTGTCTCCTTCATGGCCTGTGCCAACTCCTCTGTATTTACCTTATGTGACTTAGGCATTTTCTAATAGTTTTATGAGTGGAAGAAATGTATCACCCCAATATGGTGACGCTTTCAGATAGCTAAATTTTGGTGCATTCCTTGAGTAAGCACGCACGCGATTCCTATCCTTATAATCAAAAGGATCAAAATTACACCCTTGGCAAAACATCCTAAGTTCGCCTACGGATATTTTATCCCAGTTCTTAGAGCGACTAATTGAGCGTACTCTGTCCAGGGATAATTCCGCACCAATAGCTACTTCGCGATCAGAAAGGGCGCGAATGTGCTTCCTTGATATAGGCTCCTTCGCTAGTAAGCGAATGAGTGGTGGTGGAAATTCAATCAGTATTCCCCATGGGGATCTCTTTTCTCTGCCATTGTTTGGTTCTGTCATAAACTGGTTGCATGTGCCCCCACCCATTTTGAGAGTGGTTGCAGCCGATTAGGACTCTATGTCCATCAGGTCTAGTACCCACAAGCATCCAGTTGTTAAAAAATTCGCCCATTTGCCCCTGAATCCGTTGATGTACTTCAAACGCTTCAGCTGTCACAGATGGGTTTCCCTTGATTATGTTGTCCTCCATATTGTTTTTATAATTCTAAAAACCAATTAATAGCAAGTCAAGAAACACTATTTTTTTTGTTACATTAATTACGATGAGTAAAAACCTAGGGATTTACTCATTTCCGAAGTTGGCATTTAGCCTCCAAAAAACAATGGTTTTTGTAACCGCAGTTTTTTTGTTTTGTAGTGCAGCCACACTACATCCTCGCGCGCGCGCGTGTAGATAATATTAGATATATCTAAAGATATATCGTCTGCGACTACAATGATTCCTTTTTCTTTTTCTTTGGAGCGATACTGAAATACAAATCAGACTCTTCTTTATCCACACGATTATTTTTATAATTCCTGAGAAATGTCTCAGAGTGCATGTGACCCATAATATCCAATGCAGATTCAAAACCTAAATGCCAATAGCCATAACTCCCAAAAGAATGGCGAGCACCATTTGATGGGTAATTGAACCCATTAACTCCGCCACCTCCCCTCCTACCATTATTCTTCCACCCATATGCTCTTCGAGCAGCTCGTCTTCTTGCTTGCATGAAACCTGAATATGAAGGCATTACTTTTCCAGATTTAACTTTAGGCAACCACGCCCAAAGGTTTTGCGGAGGAATAATCCATCTCTCCCTACCGGTTTTTGTAAATTCCGCTCTTAAGCCAATCCGTTTCCCGTGCTGAATATGGGAGTAGTCCAGTGTGTCCATCTCTATCTCTGGGCGGATCCCAGTAAATAGCGTAATTGCCATAGCGGGTTTGTATTGCTCGGGCATTACCCCTAAAAGGGCTTTCGTTTCTTCAATGGAAAGAATCTCGGGTAATTTTTTAAAACTCTTTTCGCTCTCTCCGACACGCAGATCTTCGTTTGACTTGATGTACCAATCATTTTCAATCGCACCTAAATTCTTCTTGCCGCACCATGCCATGAACATTCTTACGGCCGATCCATATCCTTGCTTGGTCTTTAATGACCACCTTTGTGAATCCAAGTAATTCTGATAATCAGATTTTGTGACCTCGGATACCTTCTTGTTCCCAACAAACTTCAAGAATCTGTTTACGCGATCCTGTGTTGTTTCATAACCCTTTTGTTTTGGCTTGAATTTATTTTTATTCTTTTTGTCGTAGGCATGTAGATATTCATCTCTTGCCACATTCAGCATTGTGTCATCACCTACGGGCTCTGTCTCTTGCTTTTGACTAAGGAACCCCAATACATCAAATTTATCTGCGTCGGGATAGTTTGTGAAATACTTTCTGTACCTCTTTTCTTTGTAGGAAATATCTAAAATATAACAATGCTTCCCGTTTGCTTTTCCTTTCTTTATCTTCGTTTTCATTTTATCGCCAAAATTATCGCCAAAATA